TTCTTGTTGGCGGACATGCTGTTCAGTACGAACGTCGGCCTGGGAGATATGTAACTGCACCAGCTCCCGCCAGTCGGCCGGAACTTTCGCCCACAGCACCGCACGCGCAGCATCATCCCCAGCGGCGAGAATGACCTGGGCGAATTGGCGTGGCCATTTGGGCCGGGAGACTTTTGGGGAAGCGGGAGCGGAATGCATGGTGCGAACCTGCCGTTGGGGGAACGGTGCCAGCTTCGCGTACAGCGGGAATGGGTTGAGTATCAGCGGGGTTTAAGAAAAAGCCCCGCTCAGTGGCGGGGCTACAAGATATCTTTCATTACGATTTAGCTCGGCCCAAGTAAACCGTGATCCCGGCCAGCTTGGATGGTCTTATATGCGCCTATATGGGTAAGGCCGGGTTCCCCAGCGCTAGGGATTCGTAGAGTTTGGTACATCGCCAAAACAGCAGCACAGTCCCAGTTGTCTTTGCCATCACCCAAAGCGCTATACATCACATCAAGCAACTCATAATGAGTGATTGGAATATTGGCATCATCCAATTTTTGACGAGTCATCACGATCATGTTGCCGATGTTTTCAGCTTCCTGACCTTTGGATAGGTTGTTGTGACATTGCTTAGCCGTACGCTGAGTCATTTCGAGCAACTGCTCTTTTCTTTCTTCAGTTAAAGCCACACCGCGCTTCTCATCTTTTTCCGCAAAAACGTTTGCTATAAATGAGTTGGTATACACCTGAGCAAAGACATTCGAAGAAAGTGCTGCCAGGATGGCTACCACGACAATTTTCCTTTTCATCAGTGCAAAGTCCCTTCGTCAAACCCAAATAGATCGGGCTCACTTTTGCGATGCAGCGCCCGTTGTCGGCGAATGATGTCATAAATGGTTTGGTTCGCAAGGTCGTATTTGCTTACCAGATCCGGGATAGGGGTACTGTTATCCTTCCAATCACGGAATATTTTTGCGTCTCGCAAGGCGCGCTTGAGCGCATCCCCCCGAGGCAAGTAAAACACTTGGCCACCCATCACCGAGCAAATTGCAAAGACAACATGTCGAGCCAGTTCGGCGGCTTCCGCGCCGGGCTTGATCTCAATCAGGAGCTTGGCTTCAGCAATTTCCACCATCTCCCTCAACGAGCCTTCCCAGCGAGATATGACGGTAGGGTCTTGCATGTTCGCCAACACTTTCTTGGCGTCCAGTTGATCGGTATCGTCCGGGAACAGTTCTTCGTTCATCGCTCAGGCCTCGCATGACGGCGGGCGTCGTAGGTCAAGGCCGCAACCATTTTCTGTAGTTGTGCAGGGTCCAGCCATTCAACCCGCTCGACTTGGAACATGCGCATGGCCATGCCGTCGGCATACGCCCAGGAGCGTTTTGCTTCGGCCAGAAAGGCCTCGATTTTACCCACCAGTTTTACCCGATCTGGTGCAGCCGCTGGTGCTTTGCGACCGTGCTTTTTAGCCGGTGCCGACTTCCAGCCCAAACGGCTGAACTCGGCAAGGACGGCGCCGATCTGGCGTGGGTTAAGGTCTTTTGCCGAACGCACACCCGCCACGCGGGCCAACAAGGCGCGGTAGGTTTCGTCGTCCAGCCCAAGATCTTTCTTGGCTATGTGGATTTTGCTCAGTTGCAGGTTTCGTGTACTCACTGTCTTCCTCCTTTGATCAGTGCCTGGAACGCCGCAGGGTCACGCCGGGACAGTTCAGCAGCACCATGAATTGCCATGGTGAGCGCGTGTTCTGTTTCGTCGAATGCCCCGGCCGCGCGGATCTGTTCCAGCTCGTTTTTGGTGCCAATGAAGATTTCCATCTTGAGCTTGCTCGCGCCCATTGCCAGGCGCTTGTCCTTGTCCCGTTTGCGCTGCGCACGTTTACGTTCGCGTGCCAGGCGGGTTTGGCGCTGTTTTGGTGTTTCGTCTGTCATGGGTTGGCTGCTCATCAGTACCGGACAACCACGTCCGGCAGACCGCCCTGGCGTACCAGGTCGGTTTCGCTCAGTTCAGGGCAAGCTGTTCCTGGCCGTTCACTCCGTGATTAAGGCGAACGTCGGTCGCCGCAAGAATGCCGTGCATGGCATCTGTCACTGTCCGATTGCTCAACCGTTTGCTGGTGTTGCGGTCCGTTGGAGTTGACTGCTTGGTTTCTGGGTGATGCTGAAGCATGTATGCAGAAGCTGCCGCTGACGGGGCGTCGTTACCAGCAAACGCCATGACTTGTTTGCGTACCTGGTAAACCCACGCATCACAAAACACGTCGGCGCGCTTGGTCTTTGTCGAAGCCTTGCAGCGCTTGAGATTGTTGGCGATGAAGTCCCGGCGAGACTGGCGGATCTGACGGAGAAGAATCGTCATGGTGTAGCTGGCCACCTCGGCGAACTCGCCTATGAAACGCCATTCGCCTGGTCCTGCCATGAACAGCAGCTCACAGGCGTACGCACGTTTTACGCAACCAGCCAAACTGGCTTCCCAACGAACCGGATTAATCCTGGAGCCACTGCGGGAGGCTGATTCCTGTATATCGGAGAGAGCGACATCGGCCTCTTCAATACGGTATTTCTCCATCATGGCGCGGGCTTGGCGCATGGCTGCGGCGGCTTCGTGTGGGTTGTCGCTTGCGGCGAGGCGCAGCAGCTTCTTGATTTTTTCTATCGCTTTGCTGTGGTCCATGGCGTCAGATCTCAGAGATTCGGGTGATGCTGGTGTTGTTCGCCAGCAGGTGTTTTTTGAGGGAGCTGAAGCTTTTCCAGGACCAGTCATAGGTGATGAATTTGATCGACTCAGCCTCGACGGCTTTGCGCTTGCCCCAGATTTTTCGGTAGGCCTCGATTTCCTTTTTGGTATGAAGAGCACGAGTCACCTTGCGATAAAAGCGGCGAGTTTCTTCGTGCTTTGTTTCGCCGGATCTGTGATCGCAATCCAACCAGATCCCCTTCAAATACCCATCCACGTAGACCACCGTCGACCAACTCTTTTTGGTGCGATCAGTCTCTTGCGACAGGCTGATTTCAAACCCATCACACTTGAGCTTCATGCAGCCCCACGGGTTTGCCATCTGCTCCTTTAATGCATCCCAATCCACTTGTTCCATCTCGTCCTCGGCTGCTCATCAGTACCAGGCAACCACGCCTGGCAGACCACCCCGGACGGCCGGGGCGGTTTCGCTCAGTGAAGGGTTGTGGTGCCCGGCTGCCAGTGGCACGCGGGGACAGCCCCTAGCATCTTTTCGCTGGCGATCAGGTCGAACACCTTGTTGAAGATGCGCACGGCTTCCGTCTGACGGGGTGCCCCCAGCCGGTTGGTCGGTACGCCGGTCATATCAATGGCGACCGAAGACCTGCCGTTGTCTTCGCGGCGGTCTTCCAGGGTGATGGTGATCTTGGCCATGGGGCGTCCTATCGTTGATGGTGGAAAGTGATGTGGTAGTCGCGGGCGACCTGACGAACGTATTTCTCGCTCATGTGGTGCTTACGGGCGATCCACTTGGGAGAGTTGCCCATGGCTGCATCAGCCATGATCAATGCCGCGTGCTTGTCGGTGTCCGGTGAGGAACCTTCAACCCTGGCAGGCGCTACAACTTCCGGGGTCGCCATTGATGCGGCAGGGGCAAACAGATGGGCGTAGACCGGTGACCGTTCCGGGTTAATGGTGAAGGTCGCCGGTGCGCTGTTCATCTGATGACCCACTTCATGAATCTCGCCGCCGCGCATCAGGAATTCCGCCGTCAAGCGTTCAAGGTTGGCGCGCTCGACGTTGAGTTGCGGCGAGTGGATTGGCAGTGGATCACTGCGGGTATCGTGATAGCGCTGCATGTCACACCCCCGCGATATCAAGACTGATCGGCTGGTATTGATCGGTGTCGCCAACGCGCTCATACACGCGGATGTAGGACTTGGAACCGATCACCTGACAGGCTTCGCCAATGGCCTGCATGGCGCGCTGCCAGCGCTCGTCGGCAATCTCCAAGCGGCGCAGCGCCAGCACTCGCGCCGTGCGAATGTCGCCTCTGGTGTCGGTGCGAAAGGCATCGTTGACCAGGGTCACCACCTCCGGCCGAGCCCCGGCAGTCCACTCTTCAAGGCATTCGTCGATCAAGGACCGGGCTGCCTGGAGGCGTTCGTCGAAGGCGATGCTTTCCTGAATGGCCCGCTGGATTTTGTAGCGCCCATCGAAGCTGATCAGGCTGACGTTGCCTTTCTTTCCGCCCAACTTGGCGCCGTATTCCTCGGCGCTCATATCGACGAACGCGTCGATATCGCCGAACGCGGCTGCCTTGAACAGGGCCAAGCCTTTGCTGGCTACACGGGCTTTTTCGACCAGTTCCAGCACAAGGGCATCGCGGGCAAGGTCAAGCGGCTTGATCATGCTTTCGGCAACGAGACGACGTTGCGCGTCGACGCGGTAGCCTTCGGGGATGGTGTGTTGTTGTGCAGTCATTTCGGGGTTCCTTAATGGAGAGTTGGGCGAGACCAGTCGGCAGGACGGGCGGCGCTGATGGGTTCGCGCCATTCCAGGGTTACGCCCTGGAACAACACGGTGTAACGGGTACTTCCGGCGCTCGCGTGCCGCTGGTAGCCGCTGACGGAGCGGGCGTTGATCAGTGCGCGACCGGCCTCGGGGTCGATGGTCAGTCGGTTTTGCACCGGGTCGAGGCTCAGCAACCGGATACGCATCGACTGCAAAGTCCGTGCGGCGTTGTTGAACACTCGCAGGTGTTCGGCCAGGGACGGGGTCAACACTTTTAGCGGCGTGCGGTTAGTGGAGGCGAGCATGGTCAATCTCCTGATGGCAGCGGTCGGGGTTGTGAGTGCAGTGCTGGCAGGCACGCCAGTGCTGCATGGCTTGCGGGTTGTGGGTCGGTGCCGGTTTTTCGCGATAGATTTGGCACTGATCGGTGGTGACCACGTCCTCCAAGGCCACGCACTCAATGCGCCCGAGAGTTGCCATGACGCGGCGCTCGACACCGGCCGTGCTGGGCGATGCGTAGCGGTTGGCCAAGATCAGGCTGACGGCGGTGCGGCTCATACCAATGCGCTGGCTGGCTTTGGTTTTGTTGCTGGCGGCGACTTCGGCGGCGAGCAGGCGCACGAACAGCGGCGGCTCTGGTCCCCAGGCGGCGAGTTGAACGCTCATAGATCGTCCTCCGCAGGTTCGGCCTGTCGGAACACGACTTCGCCCAGGTTAGGGTCGAAGACCTGACCGATGCGCTGAATCATGGGCGGGCGTGGGCCGGTGTATTTGCCGTGCCCCAGGCGGTAGCGGGCCTTCTTGCCTGGCTTGCTGGCCTGGACCTCGACGACATAGCCCGCACGCTTGAGCCATTTCAGGTAAGAGCGGGCCGTCCAACTGGTGGTTGGCACCACAATAGAGGCTTGCGCGGCCAGCTCATCGGCATCCAACTCTCCCAAGATGCGCAGAGAGCGCCACATGGCTTCGGTGCCTTTTCCTGCGGTGCTGGGCTTGCCGTCGCGAGTGACGGCGGGCGCCTCGGCCCCCACGTCCTTGAGCAGGCGCAGGGTCTGTTCTTCAAACTTGGCTCCGTCGATGACCTCAACAAAACCACCCTTGATCAGCGATTGCAGGTAGCTGCGCACGGCGGTGTCATCGGTGCTGGCACGACGGGAAATTTCATAGGCTGTAAACCCATCACGGCCTACACGGATGGCTTCCCAGATGCGCTGGCGATTGCCTTTGGTGCCCTGCATTTCCAGATCAATTTGTTTGCGACCACGTCCCCCAGCCATTACACGCCCCTCCGTACCGGAGCCTCGCCGGTAAACCAGCCACGATTACCCCAGCCAGCCAGGTCGATGCTGTCCATGGCCATGGCCTGGGTTTCGCCGTAGACCTTGTAAAGGTTGACCGCGACGCGGCGCAGGCAGCCGCGCACCTTGTGGCGCAGGTCTTCCAGCAGATCGTCGGCAATTTTCAGAGACGGATAGCTGGCTTTGGCCAGACTGCGCAGGTCATCAAGGGTGGCGGGTTGAGCAGGCACCCACTCAAGCACCCGGTTATGCAGGCGCTCCAGCTTGGCCAAGCTGCTGGGCACACGCTCTTCACCGATCAGGACGATGGTGCCCTGACTGGCGTTGTAGATATCGGTCAGGACATTGGCCACGGCTTTTTCGAGCAGGTATTGAACGTCATCGATCAGCAGCGGACGGCCGCTACGGGACAACTGTTCGGCCACCTGATCGACCATCACCGACAGCGTTTGGCCGGGGGCGATGCTCATTTCTCGCAGGATCGCTTGCAGGAAAGCTTTCTTACTCCAGGTGTCGCGGCACTCGACGTAGTAGGCGCGGTGCAGGTTGGCGGCGAAGGCTGCTCCCACGCTTTTGCCCAGGCCGCTGGCGCCGTACATGACGACCAGACCGGGCAGGCCCATCGGGCGGGAATGAGCCCGCTCAATGGCGGCGGATAACAGGCCGACGTTAGTCAGAGGAACGATTTTGGAAACACTCATGTGAAACTCCTTAAGGGCTTGAATTAAGCGCGAGCTTGTTCCGCGAACTCGAACATGCGGCGGATTGAAGCGAAGTCCGGGTGGTTGGGGTAACGGCTGTGCCACTGGGCTTCTTCGTCCGTCAGCACATCGCCTTGATTCAGGCGATCAGCGAACTGGTGCCAAAGGTGGTAGCGGGCAGTTGGGTCTGACGGCAGGTC